CCGCTTCCCTGACACACTCCCGCATCCGCACCCCGTACGGTAACCAGCCTCGACCACCGAAGGCCGCAGGTGTGTGTAACCAATCACTCGCCTCTTTAATACTAGAGCCGAAATGAGAAGCAAGTCTGGTAAGAAGGCACCTCTCACACTTGTGCCGATCCATACCCCTCGCGATGAGCAGCTCGAACGTACTGCAAAAACTAGCAGCACTCTCAACACTCTCACCCTGCCACGCATTAGACCACAGCAGCCCACTAGCTGCGCGCGCAGAATACCCCGCCCTGCCAGGTATTTTGGATATGTGATAGCGGAGGAACTCTCCTCTCGCGCCATCAGTAGGGAACCTAGCCGCATCAAGCCTAAATACCGACTTGAATGCCTCAACCCAATCGATAGCTCCCCGCCTATCCACAGCGTATACTAAAGTGTCATCACCCTTGACCCTGGATGGCCTCACGACCCGCAATTTGTAAACTGACCTAAGACCACGCTCCAACACGTGGTTAATCAGTGTATCCAAATCAGCGGTAATCCACCACCCGGAAAGTACACCCCCCATGTACTTAATGTCTTCCCCCAACACCCGGACAACGCAGTCCCTCATACGTGCGCGAAGCCTCACCCAACACGCACGCATAGCATCGCCGCGCTTACCCCGCGGAGCACACCTGGCAGCAACGCAGTCCAGAATAGTCTCTATCCACGACCAGGGGGGAATGTGGTCGAACTTCGGATAATCAAGGGGAAGAAGGTAGCCATACTTAGCATCAGAACAGAGCAGTTTCCACCACTCGACAGCCTTAGCACCGCCACCCGGGGGAGTGTTACACGTCTTAACCACCAGCTCGTGCATGCCCTGAAACACAAAGGCTTGCTCCACGTACATCTGGAAAGACGCGTTCACCACTCCCCTAAGCTTCTTCTTCTCCCTCTTCTCCATGACCCGTGCAACATTGGGCTCGGGTTCGATGTCACATTGGCCCAACAACATACCCGGTAATAACTTGATATGGCGCAAGTAAGCTGCAAACTTACCAGATCGCACGCCAGGAAGACCTTCAGCCGTACTAGCTCCATTAGTCAGCCAAGAACTGGGCCAACGAATGAACTCATACGGATCACATCTAACCCGACTGGGCAAGGGCAGCCGCCACCCGACGTCCGCCCAACCTTTCCGAAACACCTCCTCCGCCTCCGGGAACACCTTCCCGTCGACCCAAGACCGCACGTCTTCCACAAACCCTCTCACACCCTGCTCGTCCATAGGGGCCGAGCCAAAGAACAGATCCACACCCACCAGGTAATCCCAGTAAGTACCGTAACCGTAGGCGCCAGACTGAAGGCTATCTCTACTTAGTATCTTCAGGACAACTCTAGCCCACCCTGGATCAGCCTGTCGAAGACCCAAACATCCGAACACAGCCAGAACAAAGTCGAGTACCCTCCTAGGCAGAAGATACATCCACAAGCTAAACTGGTCCGAGACGTCCG